ACCAACTGGTCGTATGTTGTTTTTGGATTGCTTGGAAATCTTGGCGTTCGGATTTGAGAACAGAAACCGAATGTCCAAGTGCGGGTGTTGACGCTTTATCAACAGCATCTTTTGACGATCCTCGGTGAGGAACCTCCCCTTGGTCTCAATGATTAGGAGTTGGTCTCTTGGTGTCCCGTCTGGTCTGTTGTAAACACGAAAGTCTGGCGTGTATTTTGAGACCCTCGCAGGTTTCTCATACTGGATGGCCGCTTCCTCGTATGTGTAATCAATGCCGAGAGCAGTAAGGTCCTCAGCCGTGTCCTCCTCAAGGCCAGACCGGAAGCCATATTTCAGAGAGACTTGCCGTTTATTCGCCATGTACAAGCCCTCCCTTATCCCTGCGCTTGTGCGAGGGGATTTCACCCCCGCACCTGCTGCACTCTCGTTCAGTAATCGCCATCGTCGCCACCACCATCATCAGTGTCGTCGGGAGGTTGTTACCTGAATCACGGGTGTCGTTTTCGCCGTCGGCATAGTCGCCTTCGTCGGGGTTGGCCATGTAACCTTCCTGAGCCTTGAAGCCCATCGAGGATGCACTCGGGCCGGAACCTGAGACCAACTCGATGATCTGAACGCCAACCGGTTGAAGGCTAACGCCTTTCTTGGCACCGGCTTCCCATGTGTAGACCTCAGCGGACACGACATAGGTCGAACCGCCGAATGGGTTTACATCGACAGGCTTGAGGGCAGCATCGAACAGCTTAGGCTTGCGGTCCCAGAGTTTACCGTCGCGCTTACGCAGCTTGTTCTTGACGCGGCACTTGAAGACAACGTTGCCGGTCTCGTCGCCGTCTTCGTTGGTCTCGAAGTACCACATGGTGTTGTCGGCCTTCTTAGGGGCCTTGCCTGTGTGTGCCTTGAAGGGCTTCGAGAGGATTTCCATAATCGGCTCGGCCTCGGCCAAGGGCACCGAAACGTCGGCCTTGTACTGGCCCAGCTCGTCGAACTTTGTGTCAGGCTGCGCTAGACGGGGATAGACTGCTTTTCCGGGGCCGATGGAGATTGGTTCGTTGTTAGCCATGTGTTTTCGTCCTTATTGGAGAGACTGTTAAAACGCACGAAGCCCCACACCGTGATGGTGCAGGGCTGTGAGGTGTCCACTTGTGCGAGTAGGGTTTTTTGGGGGAGGGGTTGTTATCCGATCATGCTAAGCCGTTGTTCTCCTTGTATCTGATGGCTGCGTTGATGGCCTGCCCACGGGTGTTGTGAACAGATACGGTGTTTTGTCCGTCCCTGACGGCGAAGTGTGTGCCCTGACGAATGACTTGAATGATTGACATGGGCGAGGCCTTTCGATTGAGGATGAGCGTTTTGGGGTATAATCTAGGGTGTCGGGTAATAGATTGGAGAGGCCTGCGACTAGGAAAAGAAAAACTGGCTATCGAGGACTTGGTAGATATCCAGATTGCCAGCTTCGGGCAGCGGTTTGATCTTCCCGGTGTCTTCGTCCTTCACGTTGAGCATTAACTCCTCACGGAAACGCTCAAGGTTATTCCCGTCTTCGTACATATCCACGAAAGCAGGCTTGATGCACTCTTCACAGAACCGAGGCATGTCCGCAGCGTGAACCCCGAAGCTGTCGTGGATCATAGCGAACGACATGCCCATACCATCAGCCCTCAGGATCGCCATACGCATGTGGCAGGCGTCCATAGAGTGGATGTAGTTAGGTGAGAGAGACTGCCCCATCTTCCGAGCGTCCAGTTTGTTGGTGCGATCTACGATGCTCAGTTTGGACATCTTACCATCGAGGTATGTTTCAACCCGGCGAGTCTTCTCGTCATACTTCGCTTGCTGCACCACGAAACCGTCAGGTGTTGTCCACTGGAGAGGCGTGATGCTGTTCTTGGAGGCAACCCGAGCTGTCGCTGTGATCCAATCCATCGCTGATCGAGCAGCTATGACTGTGCTTGAGATTGCATCCCACACATGCTTTGCGACTAGTGGGCTGATCTTCGAGCGTATCACGTCCATCTCGACGGGCATCTCTGCGCCCCCTTCGGCCTTCTCTTTGTAGTAGTCGAAGACGTAGTCCATGCAGGCGCTGAACGTGCCAGAGTAGGGGACGATCATCACAGGGCGCTTACAGAGACCGCGAGTGATCCCCATCTCCAGTGCAACCCTCGCGAAGTCGCTAGTATCTGCCGCGATACGAAGGCTTGCCTCAGCCTTTGTTGCGACCGCCTTGTAGATATCCTGACGATCCTCGTGTCCTGTCAGGTTGACGTGAAAGCCACCTCTTCATCCCGAAGCAGGGCAGAGAAGTGCTGCAGGCCTGAACAGGTAGCATCGAAGTGGACAGGCATGTGGGATACATAGCCAGTGCCATAGTTGCACAGGCCAGCCCACTCAAGGGCACCACGGAGCGCCATAAAGGGTTCATCGGCCTTGGTCCAGCGGAGATCGTTGAGAGGGTCCATGGCGATCTCTTGCAACATCACCTCGTTCTCTTCGACCCATGTCACACGATCAGCGAGGGGAAGCTTGTCTTGCCCCCAAGCATTCGCAACGGCCACCGCGAGGTACCCTTCGTGCTCGGGGGTTTCGATTGGCTTACCCTCGGAGAACTCGATCAGAGCCTTGACGTAGTCTGTGCCCTGTGGGTTCAGGAAGGGAACCTTAGGGTACGAACGACCACGGCTATCCACATCGTGAGGGAAGTAGATCGCGTCATACCGAGAGAAGCGATTGGCCATTGAGATCGTCCGCAGCACAGCGATCCGCTTGGAGATCATGCGGCGGTTCGTGTCGCGGACCTCGTAGCAGTCTTTCTTGTACTCCTTCTCGATATCCTCGTTCGTGTCCGCACCTACGGGTGGCTTGGGCAGTTCCAAGGGGTCAGCCGTGGGTAGACCGGGCACATCGAGCGAACGTGAGAACACCTTGTCCAGCACATCGACCATCACAGGGTTCACGCGCCATGCGGTGCGCTGCATCTTGTTGATAGGGTCAATGATCCGGCTCATGTCGCGGTTCTCGAGTTCTGCGAGGTATCTGTACTTCGCATCCTTCACGAAGCGATAGGGCTGCACGTTATCGGTGTAATAGGCACCACCAACCAAGGCATCGTTAGTCCAATCCTTGGGAGGCACGACCATTGGATAGTACACGGTGAAAAGGTTTGCAGCCTTGTCCATCCGGTCTGCCAACACCTCGATCATCGCTGGTGCAAAGGCCACGCAGTCAACAGAGCGGGCACCATCATACTGAACGAACTCCTCGATAACGCCTGTGGTGCTGCTCAGTATTTGCAGAAGGACCAACCCAAGGTTCAGACGTTCGGACTGGCCCCAGCCTTCGGCCCGCCACTCTAGTTGCTGTTGGTGGAAGGTACGAACCATCAGTTCCCGACGACGACGCCGAGGAAGATCACGACGCTGGAAATCCTTGACGATCTTCTTGAGCAGCGCCTTACGGTTCTCTGCGAAGTATCTCATACGGAACTCGTCGTGGATACCCTGAGTGGCCGAGAGAACCACTCGGGTCTTCCGTGCGTTCTTACCCTTGCCTCCCTTTGAAGTGGTCATGGTTGTGTTGATCACCCAACGCAGGAAGATGAAGGCCATTGTGTCCACATCGCCGAACTCTTCGATCAGCTTGAGGGCACGAGGACGACGACCAGCCTTTCCAGCCTTCTTCTCTTCAACCCATGCCTCGATACCTTGGATGAAGTTTAGCAGCATGAAGTCTAGGGTTTGACGACCTGCGTGGGTGTCTGCGAAATCGTCACGTTCCTCTGCCTTCTCGTGGTTGCGGAAGTAACGGGCACGGGTTGCTTCACGCATCTCAGCTTCGAGTGCGATCTGTTCGTTCATCATTGGGTGCAACATGAGGGGAAACCTTTCGGAGATAACTCTAGGGTGTCGGGTAATTGAAACCCTTGCTATATAAGCTCCAGAATATGCGGATGCATGGCACGGGCGACCTCGTCGAATAACGGAACCGCAACCGAATTTCCGAACTGCCTGTAGGCCTGCGTGTCCGAGACGGGAATGCGAAAACTGTCGTTATATCCCATGAGGCGCGCACATTCCCGTGGGGTTAGCCGGCGGGGATTGCGGCCTTCGCCGCGACTGACAAGAATCTCCGACCCATCCTTGTAGTAACGCGCAGAAAGCGTCCGGGCGATGCTGTCCCCATCGACCAGACCAAAGCCGAAGCCATTTCCCTTTGCACGATGCTTTGCAGAATAGCCCTGTAGATAGGTCCATAGCTTGTCAGAAAGCGTGTAACGCTCGCTGACCGCTGCATCCGGCCCGTAGGTAAAATGGCTTTCGGGCGCTTCGCTGCCATCTTCCGGGTGCAGGATATTGCGCATGCGCCGGTTGCCGCGCGGCGGAATCACCATGTTGTCAAACGAGAACGGGACATCTTCACGAAACCCTACCATCACAATGCGCTCCCGGTGCTGTGGAACGAAATGGGCGGCATCGATGATCCGGGTGTGGAGATTGTAGCCAAGTTCGTCCTCGAGTTTGCGCCGGATCACCGCGAACGTACGCCCCTTGTCATGGCTCTTCAGGTTCTTGACGTTCTCAAGCAGGAAGGCTGCGGGCCGGTGGTGCAGCAGGATGCGCAGTACATCGAAGAACAGCGTGCCCTGCGTTTCGTTCAGAAATCCGTGCTGGCGGCTCAGCGCGTTGAACTTCGAGACGCCGGCGATAGAAAATGGCTGGCATGGAAATCCCGCTACGAGCACATCATGGGCCGGGATTTCAGCTGCTTCGAGTACGCGAATGTCGCTTCGATCGGCCGGTTGTCGGGGAAGTTGGCATGGTAGGTGGCCTGAGCGAACTTGTCCCACTCCGAGGTCATCACGCACCGCCCGCCGGCCTGCTCCATCGCCCGTCTCAGGCCACCGATACCGGCGAACAGGTCGATGAAGGTGAAATCTCCGTCGGACATTAGGGTTTCGGTCGTGGTGGTGGTATTGGTATGCATGGTCATGACTGTACTATCTCCAAAGGTCAAAGATGAAGTGAAGCAGGGTGATCAGGGTAGCGATGATGTAGAGCCAAACTAAAGGAGGCCCGAAGTTGTTAAAGCTGGTGAGGTACATCCACAGGCTTTCGGTGATCAATCTCGGTCCCTCCATATGGTGCCCTCTAGAAGGGCTGTGACGAGGCACAGAGGGCCTAAGAAGGCGATCAGGGGCAGACACACCACGAGAAGGTTATACATCATGAGAGTCCCCCCTCGTGTGTGTGTGTGTTGGAGAGCTTCGCCGCCCGCTCTCGATAGATACGGGCGAGAAGGGTAGAGCCTGTTTTCTTAGACATCTCTAGGTAAACGGCTGCGGGTGATTGTTGCGTTGTTTGATTGGAAATCATAGGTCAATCCCCCTCGTGTGTGCTGGCTAGTTTGTCCCATTGGTGCGCCTTAAGAAAATCCATGGGTGCGGATGAATACAGTTTTTCAGTCAGTCTACTGACTTCCACGGCCCTCAGGGTCAGGTGAAACTCTGGCCACGGGTAGGCGGTTTGCAGGCGGCGAAGCTCTGCGACGGCCTCACTCTCGCTCATGCCATAGTCTAAGGTGACAAGGGCGTGATGCATGTGGGCAGGAAGGCCGCGCCAATCGGCTTGCGTGTAGGCCTTGGCGATGTTGATTGAGTAGTTTTTCATGGGTTCAATCCTCTTCGAAAAGGCGGCGAAGGGTGCTTCTCGGGTAGGTTGGCTTCATAGCTCATGACTGTATCCTTTGAAAGTGTTGAGGGATGGTAAGGCCTAGGAACATTCAGCCCTAGGATATTAGAAGGATTAGCGAATGACGAAACAGCTTGTGTTTGTCTTGCCGCTGGTTTCCAGAATAAGAATGTATCGAGCATAGCGAGTGCCAGTTAAAGGATGTTCACGCATCTCAGTTTCGATATGGTACCCCGCCTTCTTGAGGTCGAGAATACGGGCGGCAAGGCGTGTAATCTGGTAAATCGCGGTAAGCCTCTTGAGGGCTGATTGAGCCAAGGGATTTGATGTGGCGAAGGATTGTTTCAGCTTGTGTCATGTGAAGGGTCCTTTCATGAGGGCTTAGAGGTTGGAACAGGAAGCGACGACCAATCATCGCAGGGATCATCGACGGGCGGCATTACTTGGGGAAACATAGGCGCGTGGTTTCGACGCGTGTCATGCTTACCCCGTAATCAGGGCCGAGGGAATTCTCTAGGTTTAGCTTAACAAAAAATGCCTGTCCTGCGTTAACGTTGTCAGGGCCGTTGCGATCCAATGTTAACGTGAAATCGTGGTACCCCTTGAAGGCCACGTTGATTAGGTAGGTTACATTTTTCATGGGAATGATCCTTATGACTGTGTGATAGGAAGGCCTAGGGGATTCGTGTCCCTAGGAATGGGAAGGATTAGCGAAGGACGAAACCGCTTGTGTCTGTCTTGGCGTCACCTTTGGCTTTCAGGGCAACAATTAAGCCGCCTCGGATGTTACCCCGGCGATCCCCGTCAAAAGGGCGATAGTCGTGAGCATCCCCGTCGATTGCGTCGGGTATATCGTAGGGGTAGGGCAGGCTGCCTGTCGCCTTGGCTGTCTTGTAAACAGGCAGGGAACAAACCACGGCCACGTTTCCGCCAGCCTCTAGAACCTTGATGCAATCCGAATCATTCGCCTCTGTTTTCGAGAATGTCAGGTGATAGTTTTCAGGCGTGTCCCCCGTGGCGAACGCAATGGCCCGCTTGGTAATCTTGGTGTAGTCATAGAATTGCACCTCGGGGAAATAATCCATTAGGAAAACATCAGTCCCATCCACGTTTACCTTGCGGCGCTCCCAAGGAAGATCAGAGGTAGCGTTGAGGCGAACACCACATTCCATGTTACGCTGATTGGCCTTGCGAGCATGGGCGGCAATCTCAAAGAAGAGCACCGCCATGAAAGCGTCACGCTCTTTGAAGTAAGCCACGGTTTTCGCCTTACGGCTTGCATCCTTTTGAGCCATGTAGGCAGGGTTTCCAGCGGTATGAAGGCAAGCGGCCGCGCATCCTGAAGAGGCCTGGGCACATACTTGAAAGCCCGATAGGTTGTAAGGTGCAAGGTGCACGGGTGCTGTCAGTACGTCCACTTTGCCATTCTTGGCGACCTTTGGGTTGCTTTCAGGCTTCCGAGAATGGTATAGATAGGATGTCCAGCGGCCTTGAGGTGACGCAGGGCTGCAGCCTTTGAAGCGAAACCATTGATGATCATGGTGGAACCTTTTGTTTTCTTGAGTCTCGAGGTGCCAGCGGTGGCAAGGTCGCTAGGGTTGCAACCGGGCTTAGGCGATTTGAGGCAAGTTTTCATGATGATGATATCCTTTCAAGGCTGGTAGGTTGTGTGTGTGTGTGGATTGTTTGTAACATTACCCCTTTTGATAACGCAAGCGGTAATGTTACTGATGGATCAAAAAGTTGGGAACCGGACCAAATCGCCGCCGTCGACAAAGGCCGCTTGCATCCGTTCGGACCTTGCCCAAAAGTAAAGCGTTGGATCATCGCCCGCCGCAAGTTCGGCGCGACGTTCGCGGGCCGTTCGGATTGTGTAACAATGGGCCGTGACTTGAGCGCGGATTGCGTCGCACATAGCAGGCCAACCGGAACCATTGGCGCGAATTAGCTCGCGACGTTCGGACAGGATAGCACGGGCTGCGGCGCGGGCCGTGGTGATTGTTTCCCCCTCTTGGCTATACTCTTGGCCCGCTTGCCACGCGGCTTGGTATTCTGCCTCTAATTCGGCTACCATGCTGGCCAGTTTGTCTGCAACCCGCGCCGCGTCTTGGCCCGCTTGTTCAATGTCCGATTCATCGCTGGACGTGGCGACGTAAGGGCCCGCATGGCGAACGTGCCCGCGTCATCATCATCATGGTCACCCATGCGATAGCCCGCAACAAATCGGGCAGGGCCACCGCCTGCCAGGCGGGCCACAACGCCATGACATAGGCCGGACCCGTCCTTAAACGCCTCACCAAAGGGGTTCGTATACCATCCGGTATGATTTAGACTCACAACGTCCGCCGCGTCTTGGGTATATCTAAACGCGCCGTCCGCCGTGTGATGCATGCTAGTGAAATTTTCCATCGTGATACTTCTTTTCATGTTTGGTTGGTGGAGGGCGGAGCCGTTACGCCGCCGCCAGTGTGTGTGTGTGTGTCAGGCGGCCCGCGCCGTTACTGTGTACCCGGCAGGGTCGCGGCGAACCTTGGCGTGCTTCTTTGAAGCGGCGACGATTGCCGAATACTTTGCGACAGCATCATCTTCCGACTTTGCTTTGATGATTGCGGAAAACTCATTGTAGCGGCTATCTTTGACTGTGGCGTAAAACTTGATCATCTGATTGTCTCCCGGTTGGTGTGTTTCCTTGCACCCTTATTGCCACCTATTACCGCACCAGTCAACACCCTATTGCGCCGCTGCCGAAAAATAATGCATAGTGTCCGTGTTGTGTGGTGTCTCCAAGCCCGGCGGGTGTTCCTCCCTGTCACCCGCCGGTGCTGAGAACCAAGTCCCAAGCGGCCCGCGCATAATAATCCCGATCCAGCAACGCCCAATCCGAAGTCATATAAATCGTTACACATCAGCACCGTTTCACCCTTGGCAATCGCCTGGGGCCGGTCGTGCATCGGCAGCTTTGGCAGTGGCGGCATGATCTTCCACAACTGCGCGCCAGCCTGCGCTGTGACGTAGTATCGGCCCGTCCGCTGCTGTGCCACCCCGCCGCTGTGCATCTTGCGCTTCACGGGCCGTCCCTTGGCGTCTGGTGGCGTCGATTGACATTCATAGTCTGACAGATCGCCGCCCAGCATCACCCTGTCGTTGCGCTGAACCTTCAGCGTGTGCATGAAGTGAAAAGCATTGTCGCAGGCCGCCACGGTATCAGCAACCGGCACGCCGCGCACCAGATACGCCTCAGCCGCCATAGGCACGATCTTGCACGACTGGTTTTTGTGCCACCCGTCGCCGTAGCCCAGCCCGTGCTGATACTCGAACGCGCCTTTGCACTTCACGCCGCCGCGCGCATCAATCGCCACGTACGAATTTACGTCCCGCTGGTGGAAGCTGGCATAATCTTCAGACTCCAATTCCAGCCCGGTCAGTTTTTCCCATTCCGCCGACACCGCGTCGCACTCACCCACCCTGTCCCGGTCCACGATATATTCAATACCGTCGGTGTTGACTTGGATCAGTTCAAGCGTCGGGATGGCGGCAAGGCGTTCGGCCAACATGCACAACAAAAGCTGTCCGTTGATTGTGATCGTCATAGTGTATTGCGGATCGTAAACGGGCTGTATTGACTGTTCGAGTTGCCATAGGTCGCGTTGAGCGCCAGCTTGAGGGCCTTGTTGCGCGGATCGCTCTTTGGCAGGCTGATCCGCTGTTCATATACGTCCTTGTAAATGTCACAGAACACTTCGGACAGGTGTGCGGGATAGACGCGGTTTGCGATGGCCAGATTGGGATAGTAACTGCGCACGTCCCGGCCCTGCACCACCCTGTCAGGCGTGCTGCGCCAGGTGGTGCCGTCCTGCGCGCCATGGATACCGCCGGTGCCGAACACAAACGTCAGGCCGTGGCAGGTGGCCGTCAGATCATCGAACGCGTCCTTGGTCTTGGTGATGGTCTTGGCGCGCAGATAGTCCAGCACATGGTTAAACTCAGGTGTCTGGAATTGCACATATGGAAAAATGCAGTCGGCCAGCGGGATGCGCGCGCGGAGGGTTTGCCGCCACGATCCAGACTTGCCGCAGATACCGGGCTGAGCTTGGTTCAGGCGGGAGATGAACACTTTCGAGCCGATGCTGCTGTCGCTGGCGTTGGTCAGGTCCTGGTCCAGTGCGGCAGACATCTCGTCACGGAACGCCAAAGCTGCCGCCGACTCTTGCCAGAACCGAAGCGTGGCGGCCACGTCGTGCCGGTTGTAGCCAAGCAACTGTGGTATCTGATCGTCGCTCAGGACCGTGCCGGGCGGAAATGGCAGGTCCGCAACGTGCGGCAACTGCAATGCAATCTCGATCTGCTTCAGGCTGGTCATGCGGGCTTGATTGTCGAAGTGGTGGATCTTGAACAGATCGACTTGCGGCACGATCATGTCAGACGCCCAAACGTTATTTTTGAATCGGTCATTCCACGGCGTCTCAATGATGCCTATGGATATCTGATATGCGTCTGCTGCGGTAAACGAGTCAAACCGCAACAGAGCGTGCAACAGCGGATAGTCATACCCGACGTTGTTATAACCTACCATCCGATTGCTGGGATGCTGGCCCATAGTGCGAATGAAATTAAGCAACTGCCGGGATTGGTTCACCCGGTCGGATACCTCGAAGATCCACTCCGTGCCGCTGGCAGCGTGGACGATTACCGCGCTGAATACGTTCGGGTAGGATTCCAGATCGTAGGGGAAGTCATTGTGCATTACGTTACAGCACCACCGCGTCGCACGCTCTGGTGCAGGCTTCCCGCTCTTCTGTCGTGGTGCAGGCGCAAATCAGCGTGCAATCGCTGGCAAGCCCGAATGTCCATGGATTGGAGCCTGCTGGAACCACATATGAACCGTATACTTGGGCCAGCGTCCATTCTGCGCCGGTCGGGTTGTGCGTTACGCTGTCGCCGGGTTTGAATTGTGTCATTTCGTAAAACTTTCAACAGTGCATTGGTCAAGGCATGTCATTTCGGACCAAGCCTCCATAAAATCAGGGCAGATAACGCCTAGATTATTTGTCGTTCCTTTCCTGATCTCATGCGACAACTGCGTTTCATCTTCTGGCAAATTGATAGCTATGCCTATCGTCCGAGACTCGTTCCACACTATTATCATCTGCGTGTATCTCCCTGTTGTGTGTGACGGGCGGGCCATGACAGCCCGCCCGGTAATCCGTTACGCGCCGGGCATACCGCCGCCCGTTGCAGGTGCCATATAGCCGCCGTAGCTAGTAGGGGATGTAGTCTCCCCACTTGGCGTATTGGTCGGCTGCGTCGGCATTCCAGAACCGTTTCCCACCGTGGCCGGTGCGGGCATACCTGACGGAGCCGGTGCGGGCATACCTGACGGTGCCGGGGCCTGCGCAGCACCGCTTGGCAGTTGCGGGGTCTGGGTCATACCTGCTGGCATATACGCGCCCGGACCTGCGCCGAGTTGCTGTTCCAGCGACGGGCCGCCGACAATCTCAGCACCAAAGCCGACCAGACAAACAGTCTGGGGGTTCAGATAAACGCCCGCCGTGTGGTCCATATTCCCATTGGCCGATGTGGAGAACGGCACGGTAACAAAATACCCACGTTTGATCTCAGACGGGTCGCAATAGGTCGGCACGCCGCCCTGATATTTTGCAGAGGCAATTGGCAGCGTGGTCGAAAACTTGACAACCCAGCATCCCTGCCCGTGCTTCCAGCGCAATTCCTGCTCGCCGGTCGTGGCGTTGGCGCGCATTTCGTCGCCATCCGCAATCTTCC